AACCTTCACAATAATTTAAAAACAAAAAAAATGCGTAGAAGAAAAGCAGCAAAAAAAAGAAGCCCTAGACGTCGTCGTATGTCTGGAATTGGCAAAGTAGGCGGCGCAGCAACAACCGTACTTTATACAGTAGCGGGAGCAGCAGCAGCCCAGTTAGTTGGTAAGTTTTTACCAGCAGCAACAAATGACAAGATCAAAGCAGCAGTTCCAGTTGCAGTAGGTCTATTCTTACCTAAGTTTGTAAAAGGAGCAGCGGGCCAAGGTCTTGCAGCTGGTATGATCGCCGTTGGTGGTCTTAAACTTGTACAATCTTTTGGAGTGTTAAACGGTATCGGTGAAGTAGCTAGTGATGTATTTTACAAAGCGCCACAAATCGCAGCCTATTACAACCGCGAAGGATTAGTTGACAAAAGCTACATGACGCCGTCAATAGCTGGCCTGGACGAAGAAGGCTGTTAATTATTTTCTTTTCACCTTTATTTAAAAAAAATAAAAAACTTATAACAAATGGCATCACAAATGGGTTCTAGAATGGTTTTCGAAAATGCGAAAGCCCTAGTGCGCGGATTAGGTTATTCAGCCGATCACGCAAAATTAACGCAATCATATTTGCGTAGTGAAGTAGCGCTAAGCACTTCTATTGCTAACTATCATATTCCAGTTCTTGTAAACGATACTCAAAACGGTGCAAGCCGCGTAAATGAGAAGCGTCTAAACTTACAAGACATTTTCATCACAACTGAAATTGCAGTTTTAATTGGAGTAGGAGCAGCAACTAACACAAAAGCGCCGCTTTACACTTATCCAAATGGCGTAATATTTACTTCAGCAACAGACGACGACCTTTGGAGTATTTATAATGGTTATTTGAACCTTACAATTAACAATGAGCAAGTTTTACCAGCGTGGGACGTTTTACGTCACTACTTTGTGCCACAAACACAGGGCGGCGTAGGTATTACTGCACAAACTGTTTTCCCAGTGGATCAGTGGGCTGCAAGCCAAGACGCTTTTTACCCAGTTGAACCAGGTATTGTGATGAACGGTGCTGCAAACATCAATTTCCAGCTTACTGCAAATGGTGCGCCAGCAACAGTACTTTCAAATAGCTTTATTTGTGTTATTCAGCGAGGTATCTTATGTCAAAATGTTACTACTGTTAAGTAATAACGATATGTGCCTGGCGGGCCTTAAACGCCTCCGCCGCCGGTCGGACATTACCGGCACTTTTTTTAATTTATTAATTTTAAGATATGCGTATCAAACGGTTTGAAGCAGTCGAAATAAACGTACCTAGTGGATCTACACTTACACGTTTTTATTTTCCTGATTTACCACAGTTAAGAAATGCAAAGATTGAAGCTGTACAAGTTTATGTAGCTGGCGCAATTAGTGCAACGCCTTTAACTGGATCAACACCAGTTACAGTTGCGGACGCTAAAAAGTCATTTTTAACTTTGTACCAGGGTGATTTGCAATTAATATATAATATTCCAATACTAGGCTTAAACAATATCCAGGAAGGTACAACAACACCTTTTGTTTTTGAATTGCCTAGTATGAACGATATTGATATTAGCTGGACAAAATCTTTTGTATCTTTACCGTCAGCACTAGCAACCACAAACGTGGCGTATAGTTTTGGCGTTTATTACTACTTGTAAAATTTTTATATTATGGCAGCTTTTAGGCCCGAAATATTTACTATTGATGAAGTCATAAATTTTTATGATGCAGCAGACGGAAGCGAGTATAAAATATATGCTGGCGTTAATCCAACGCCACAATATTTACGATACAATTTTGCTGGCGAAAAAGAAATCGGACGCCAGGAACTTGTAAACGCCTTAACACAGCTTCGCAATAATATAGAAAATTACAACCCGTATTTAATACAAGTTATTAGCGAAGGAAGTACTGGTAGGGGCCGTACTAAAAAAGAAATTAGCCCAGTTCTTACCAGTATTTCTTTTCAGCTAAATAGGCCGCAATCTTATTTGCCAATGCAGCAAATGGCTGGCGTCGGTAGCCCTAGGACTGAGATGTTACTAGAAAAGCTAGTTGAACAAAACCAAATGTTACAAAGCAGAATAGCAGCTATTGAAGCCATGGACGAGATGGAAGAAGAAGAAGAAGCACCAAAAAGCCCTATTGATCAAATGTTGAGTAACCCACAGTTACAAGAAACACTAATTGCTGGCGTTATGGCCCTGGTTAGTGGAATGATCACAAAAGGTGGCACGCCAACAGCAATAGCGGGAATAGGTGATGAAGCAGAAGCAGTAGAAATTTTACAATCATTAATGAGCAAAGGCGTAACTATTGAACATCTAAGAAAATTAGATCAAATGGGTAGCGCAAAACTTAGTTCATTATTATTTATGTTATAATGGCCAGGAGTAATTTTTTAAAAGATAATAGCAGCCTAATTATTGGCCTAGTGGTGGTTTACTTTGGTTATACTAAAGTTATTAAGCCAATACTAGAAAGCGTAGGGCTGCAAAAAAGTAGCGAGGAGTTAGAAATTGAGAAGCAGACAAGCAACCCAGGCAGCCCCTGGAACCCAAACTATTGGCGTAAAGGTGGCGCAACGATTATCACTAATAGCCAGGTGCAAAAGTTTATTAATACAATTTGGAATGCACCAGGATATTTTTATGATGATTTCGACGCTGTTTTAGGCGTATTTAAGCAGTTAAAAACTAAAAGCCAGGTAAGTTACCTAGCGCATAAATTTAACGAGGCTAAAGGTAAGGATCTATTAAACTGGTTACAAGGTGGCGGCCCATTAAGTTGGCCAGCGGATCGTTTCAGTGCAGATCAGGTAAACCAGTTAATTAAATATGTTAGCGGTTTAAAAAACTATTAAAATGAAACAAAAGGGCAGTTTATTAATATTACTTTTATTAGCTGGCGTAATTGTTTACGCGGCTACTAGAAAACCAAAAAGGCGCGGATCTATTGAAATAGGCCCACTGGATAAAGGTGAGTTTATTACAGATCCAGCGGACTTATTAAGCGACGAAGAAAAATCAATGTTTGAAATATGAGCAATAAAAATTTAATGTTATTATTGGCGGCCGCGGCGGCGTATTATTTTTTCTTTATGAGAAAAAAAGCCCCTCTATTAACTACTTCACCAGGTACACCAGATCAACCAGCGCAACCAAGTTTGTTATTGCAACCGCAAATACAAACTGAAAGCACTACAATAGTTGAGCAGTTAAAAGCACGTTAACCAGGTTAGCGGAGTAAAGCGTTCAGGCGTTCCTTACACAATTTAATTTTCATTTCACCTTTAATAAAACAACAATGGCCGATTATAAAGTAACAGCGGAATTAATAAGATACGACGTAAACTTTACAACGTATGACCTAAGCGGTTACGTTACAAGCGACTGTAATAGTATTTTATTTATTAATTACGGAACTAATGCCGTACAGATTGAAAACGTAACACTGCAACAAAATCAAAGTTTACAAATTGAAGGCAACGTGGGGGAATATACAACGCGCCGCTTTTTTGCAAACTTTATAAATTCAGGGGGTTTTAATAACCTAGTAACAGTTAAGAAAAATTATAATCAATAATGCCAGCAATAGATTTATCCATATTAAACCAAAGACAGACGCCAGCGTTTTACGCGGATACGTTAGCCAATAGGCCCTCAGCTGGTTTTATTGGTAGGATCTTTGTGAGTACAAATACATTTGAGTTTTACCGCGACAATGGTACAACCTGGGATCTAATCGGCGGCCCTGGAACCAGTACGGTAACGGGAACGGGTGCCAATGGCCAGGTAACATATTGGAACGGTACCAGCTCAATTACTGGTAGTAACGATTTATTTTGGGATAGTGTAAATGGTCATTTGGGTATTGGTACAAATGTACCTGGTACCGCTTTACAAATTGATCACGATCAAAATCAATTTATAAGATTAAACCAAACAACACCCACAAACGATACTAAAATTGCATTTCAAAATAGCGGTGTTGCATTGTGGCGAATTGGTAATTCATACAACGCTGGTGCAAATGATTTTGGAATTTATGATGTAGTTGGTGCAATTCAGCCACTAACAGTTAAAAAGACAACGGGCCAGGTATTAATTGGAACGTCAACAGTAGGTTCTGGAAAATTAGTGGTAGCAAGTGCAACTGGTGACAATGGAGTGCAGATAGTAGGTGCAAGCGCACCTAGTTTGCGTATTGATAATGCCGAAAGCGGCCCAACAAAGCGTGCTGGTTTTGGTATTTCAACAGCTACAAATAATTTTATCCAGGGTAGTGCGGATCGCGACTTTTGTATGTTTAACGGATCCACAACAGCAAGCCCGATTTTATTTGGTATTTACGATACTACAAACGTCCAGGAAGCAGCTAGAATAAGTGCAGCAAGAAACTTTATTGTTGGATCATCAACCGATACTGGTAATAAATTACAAGTTACTGGAATTTCATACTTTAATGGTAGCGTAGGTATTAATATAACTAATCCCCTAACAAGGTTGCACGTTGACGGAACAGGAACACAATTAATTAGAGTATCAAGCAGTGATTTTGCTACTTTCCAACAAATGGGTGCTGGTAATGCTCAAACTTTTTTAGAATATAAAACTTTATATCGTTTAGTTAATACTGATTTAGGAGAAGCAGCTAGAATATCATCTACAAATAATTTTCTAATTGGCACAACAACAGACGCGGGGCAAAAATTACAAGTTAGTGGTACAGCATATGTAACTGGAAATTTAGGAGTTGGAACGAGTGATACATCTACTTATCGTGTGAACATTAATAATACAATGAATTGCAATGGTAATACATTTTTGGCAAGTGGAACTGGCGGTGTTGTAATTGGTGATACTACTAACCCTATTGGTACATTAGATATTAAAGCAAATTCACCAGTACAATATCTTCAAGCAAAAGTATCTGTAACAAGCGGATCTAGGGGTGATATTGGCTGGTTAAATTCTTTGGGTAATGGTGCGGCAACAATTAGAGCAATAGCAGCAAGTTCAGACGTACAAGCAACAAGTTTACAATTTTTAACAAGAGATACAACGGGATCACAAGTTGAAAGATTAACTATAAAATCTACTGGCGTTATAAATATTTCTGGAATACCAACAAGCGCAGCTGGTTTAGTAAGCGGCGATATTTATAGTAATTTAGGAGTTTTAACAATAGTACCTTAAATAAAATAATATGAAACAAATACAACCTATTCAAATTTGGGTAAACGGATCTTTACAAACAGCAACCGTTTTTAACCTAATCATTATTAATGATAACTTATCTAACAGTGCAACATTTTACTGGCAGTTATTAGATAGCGCAGAAGTAAAACTTGCAGACGGAAATTTAACAATGGGTGAACCGCAGTACGATCAATGGGGTACATCAACAGACGTTAACCAGTGGGCTTATGAGTGGGCCGCAACGCAGCTTAATATTACACTAGCTTAATTAATCTTTAAAATACAAAACCAATGGAAACTAAACAAGCACTTGCAATTTTAAAACAAATTTTAGACGCAGCTAGCAAAAGCGGTTTATTTGAAAATTTAACGGCAGCAATGACAGCGGCCGACGCTTACAATGCTATTGCGCGTGAAATATTAAAAGAGGAACAAGACAATGCAAACGGATCTGTTATTTAGTGCATGCATTTTTATTGCCGCTGGTGGCGGGTTTTATTTTACAACCAAAAATAGGTTAGATAAAATTGAACGTGATCTAGCCAGGCACAACAATACCAATACTGAAATATTGGATAGGCTGGCGCGCATTGAAACTAAACTTGATTTTTTTACGAGTAAATAAAACAATATGTTTAAGAACTGGAAAACAAGCCTATTTGGTTTAGGGGCAGTAATTAGCGGAATAGCAACAGTATTAAAAGGCGACGTGCCAACTGGTATTACAGCCATTTTAAGCGGCCTGGGTTTATTTGCAGCAAAGGACGCAGACATTAATTTAAATAACCGTCCTTAATGACTTCGCAAACTAAAAAAATATTAGTTATTAGCGCGGTTGTATTAATCTTATTAAGTACATCAATGGCAGTAGGAGCAAAGGCCGAGGAACTGATCAAAAGGTTTGAAGCCGACGACATAAACAAATATTTAAAAGCCTACCTAGATCCCGTTGGGATCCCAACACTGGGCTATGGAAGTACTTATAATTACGACGCAAAGCGTAAAGTAATGTTAGGCGATAGCATTACCCAGGAAAAGGCTGTTGAATGGTTAAGAAAGGAAACAAAATCAATAGTGCCAAAGATTAAAGCATTGGTTAAGGTACCTATTAACCAAAACCAGCTGGATAGTTTAACTAGCTTTGTTTATAACGTAGGTATCGGCGCATTTCAATCTAGCACCCTTTTAAGGTTACTTAATAGCGGCGCACCTAAAAGCGAAGTGGCGGCCCAATTTGACCGCTGGAATAAAGGCACTGTAAATGGCCAAAAAGTTATTTTACCAGGCCTAGTAAGGCGTAGAAGTGAAGAAAAAGCACTATTTTTAGCATAAGAAGCAAGTTGGTTAGATAAATTTCAATGGTCTAGTACAAAAAAGGAAACCTGGTGTATCTACACTGGGTTTTTTTATGCCCCTATTAAAATAAATTTGGTGGTTTAATCGTTTTTACTATAATTTTACCAAAGACAAACAAAAACCCTAATATATGCAACTGAAAACCGACAGTAAGATCCTGGGCGAAATAGCCAGCTTACAACACAAAATTTTGCGCCTAGAAGCATTACGCGCACTATCACCGTACGAACAATGTACATTTTTT